CATATTAGACGTGTTAGCTTATAATACTCATTTTAATGGTTTAACTGCTAATTTCGCATTGAATGAATCTTTTATAAACAGTGCACAATTAAGAAGTTCTGTTGTAGCTCTTGCTGAAGGATTAGGATATGTTCCGCGATCTTTTACTTCTTCACAAGCTGGTTTAAATTTATCTGTATTAGTTACTGGTAGTAACAGACCTACAACAATTACTTTACCAAGAGGAACAACTTTTACCAGTTCTGTTAACGACGTTAGTTATACGTTTCGAACAAGAGAAAATTTTGTAGGAACAGATGACGGTAATGGTGCATATCAATTTTTAAATAAAGATGATGGAACTTCAATACCTGTATTTGAAGGAATAGAAAAAACAAAAACATTTTTTGTTGGTGACACTTCAGACACACAAGTTTTTGTTATACCAGACATTACAATGGATATAAGTACAATCCGTGTAAGAGTGTTTCCAACTGCGTCTTCAACTACTTTCGAAACATATACGAGTTTAGTAGATGCTATTAGAATTACAGACGATTCAACTTTTTATCAAATTAAAGAAACACCAAACGGTTTTTATGAAATAGTTTTTGGTGATGGTATTTCAACTGGTAAAGCTCCAGTGGCAGGTAACAAAATTGTTATTGACTATCTTTCAACTGTAGGAACTACTGCAAATGGTGCAACAACTTTTACTACTGATTCTATAGTTACTGTAAATGGTGTTCAGTTCAACATAACAGTTACAACTGAAGGTAATTCAGCTGGCGGTTCATTAAAAGAAAGTATAGAATCAATAAGACAAAACGCACCTATAGCCTTTTCATCACAAAGAAGATTAGTTACTGCTGAAGATTATAAAGCCTTGATACAAACAAAATTCGGTGCATTTATAAATGATGTTACTTCTTTTGGTGGAAACGATAATGTACCAAGAATATATGGAAAAGTATTTGTAGGTTTACAATTTAAAGATAACATATCAGATGATACACAACAAAATGTAAAAGATAGAATTAAAACTGAACTGACTGATAATCTATCGATAATGTCGATAGATACAGAATTTGTTGATCCTGTTACTAGTAATATGGTTTTAACGACTACTTTTAACTTAGATCCTGATTTAACAGGTTCAACGCCTCAAGCTATACAAAGTTTAGTACAAAATACTATTAATAATTTTTTCACTACCAACTTGAAAAAGTTTAATAAAGTATTTAGACGATCAAACTTATTAACGTTAATTGATGCTTTGGATCCAGCAATATTAAACTCAAAAATGGAAGTTCAACTAAGACAAGGTTTTATACCTACTTTAAATGTTTCATTAGCATATACCATTTCATTACCTGTTACGATAGCAGCGCCTAATGCAACTGACTATGTAGTTAGAAGCACAAATTTTACATTTAACAATCGAACTTGCTTCATTAGAAATTTATTAAGTTCAAATAAATTACAAATAATATCAGTAGATGGTAGTATTGAAGTAGATAATATTGGATCTTTCGAAAGCACAGCTGGTACTATATCTTTAGTAGGATTTAAACCAACTGGGTTTGAGGGTAATAAAATAAATTTTAACGTTACACCAGCAAATCAAAACACTGTAAGACCTTTAAGAAACTTTATTCTTGATATTGATACAAGCTTGTCAACAGCTAGAGCAGTACTTGATTTTCAAAATACACAGGTTACTCTATAATGGCGATTGATTTTGCAAGTAAAAGAAGATTTAAAAACTTTCAAGTAAGAAAAGTACGTGAAGCTTTACCAGAATATTTTACAAGCGAGTTTCCAAAACTTGTTTCATTCGTAGAAAAATATTATGATTTTTTAGATTCAGCAGACGCTACACATTCATTTGGTGATGATCTAAAACAAATATTTGCTACAAAAGATATTGGCGAAATGCCAAATGAGCTTTTAAATAGCTATGTAAATGAACTAGCAGCTAATTTAGAAACTGGTGGTAACTTTACTGATACAAGATTTGCGCTAAGAAGACTTGCACAATTTTTAAGATTAAAAGGTTCTCGCTTTTCAGCCGAAGAATTTTTTAGATTGTTTTTTCAACAAAAAGCAGAAATAGTTTATGGTAAAGAATCTGTATTTAATATTGGTGATTCAGCAAGTACAATCGGAACCGAATCTTTAAAATTTATACAAAACAATGCGTTATTTCAAACATTCGGTTTACAGTTAAAAACACCTATTGATGTAAGTAAGTGGAACGAATTATATAAAAAGTTTATACACCCTGCAGGTTTTTATTTTGAAGGACAGGTTGTATCAGATACAGAAGCTACACTAAGTTTAATTGGTGATTCTTCTAATCACTCAATAATTTTTAGTGATTCAGCAGTGTTATCCGGTCCGTCATTAATTTCTGAAGCTTCGGTTCCTTTAACTATTCCATTTGTACAAGAAACATTATTAATAGATTCGAATGGTACAGATGTTAGAATAGGATTAAATCAATTAGTTAATGTATATCAAAATTTAACTACAGTAGAATTAGAAAAGTTTTATTCAAGCATAGATGAGTTGATTGGAGTAAACTCATTTACTTTTGATGATAGTGATATTAGAGATAGTGCTGGTGGAGCAACTCCAGACTTCTCATTAGCAACTGAAACAATGGATAATGATATGTTCACAAGATATTTAAGTGATTCATCTTTCTAGTATAAATAGACTTATTAGGATTAAAAAATGACAAGACAAAATATTAATATAGGATCAGCAGCAAACGACGGTACAGGTGACACCTTACGTTCTGCTGGTACAAAAATAAATCAAAACTTCCAGGAAATATATACACAACTTGGTGGTGACAGTTCTAATTTAACTACTCAAGTTACAATAAAAGATTCAGGTGGTGTAGGTACTATAATATATGAAGGCACAAGTGCTGATTCTCATGAAACAAAACTAATAGTAGATCAACCTACTGCAGATAGAACTGTTACTATACCTAATGCTACAGGTACTATAGTTTTAAGAAGTTCTACCGATACTCTAACAAATAAAACTTTAACTACACCAATTATCGCTTCTATATCAAACAGTGGTACAATGACAGTACCGACTGGTGGTGGCACTTTAGCAACTATAGGTGGTACTCAAACATTTACTAATAAAACACTAACGTCACCAACATTAAATACTGCAAAGATTGGAACATCTTTAAATGATGTAAATGGAAACGAACTTATAAAAGTAACTGCAACTGGTAGTGCAGTGAATGAATTAACAATAGCAAATGGTGCGTCAACGACTGGACCTACATTATCAGCCACAGGCGGTGGTGCAAACCTTAATATAATAATGACACCAAAAGGTACTGGTTCAGTTGAATTAAATAAAGCAGCTTTTAGTTCTTCTACTTTAACTGCAAATGGTGCAGCAAGTACATCTGCAACTTTAATCATAGGTAATAAAGGTTCACAACTAGATGTTTCATTGGCTGATGGTACAACAGTAGGTGAATACAAAATTTTTACAAACAAAGGTGCAGGTGCAATGCATATAACACCAACAAACTTTTCAGCAGGTACTAAATTTGTTTTAACACAGAATGAAGGTGCTAGTTGTATATGGGACGGATCAAACTGGTTTTTAGTCGGCAACCAAAGTACATCAACGGTATCATAAGGAATAGAATATGCCAGCAATAATTACAGATACATTTAAAAAACAATTAACGCAAACAATTTTTGATGAATCAAGACTTGACTCTGCAAGATATTACATTGGAATAGGTAAATCAGAACCATATGATAGTGCAGAAACTGTGACTACACCAACAGATACGCCTCGTACTATTAGAAATTTAAGAGCAGGACTACAGTCAATTAAATCAGCAAGTGACGTAAGTTATGTTATACCACGATATAACTGGTCGTCTGGAGCTTTTTATAATGCTTATGACGATGATTTTGCTAGTATACCAGCTACAAATAGTTATTACGTTTTAACTGAAGATAATCAAGTTTATATTTGTTTACAGCAGAGTAAGACAGCTACAGGAGCTGCAAATGCTTCAACTGTAAAACCTACAGGTACAGGCACTAAACCAATAAAAACTGCTGATGGTTATGTTTGGAAATATTTATTTTCTTTAAGTGCTACTAGGTCAAGTAAGTTTTTATCATCAAACTTTGTGCCAGTCGAAAAAATACTTGATTCATCAGACCTTGGTAGGCCTTTAGCAGGATTTGAAATTTTACAAGATCAAGTTCAAAATGCTGCCGTACCTGGTCAAATACTTGGAATAAAAATAACTAATGCAGGTACAGGTTATACGAGTACGCCAACTATAACAATTGATGGTGATGGTGTAAGAGCATCTGTAACTGGATCTATTTCTGGAGGTAATATAACCAAGATTGAAATGGATTCAAGCACAGATAGCACAATGGCCATGGGACAAGGATTTAATTTTGCAAGCGTTTCGATAAGCGCACCTGATAGTGCAGGCGGCATACAAGCAACTGCGCGTGCGATAATTGGTCCTGATGCTGGATTAGGTGCTGATGTTCGTGACGAATTAAAAGCAACTTCATTAATGTTTAACACAAAACCAAATGGAATAGAAGATAGTAATTTTATTGTAGGACAAGATTTTAGACAGGTTACTCTTATAAGAAATCCTTTGCATTCATCAGATAGTGCAGCTGATGGTCCACCTTTTACTACATCAAGTGGTAAAGTTTTAAAATTTCTAAAATTACAAGCCGCAGCTAATGCAGGATTTTTAGATGCAACAATAACTGGAGGAACCAGTGGTGCAAAAGCTTTTGTTGATGAAGTAGAAAATGACAAGCTATACTTTCATCAATCTGAAGAAACTGGTTTTAAACCTTTTCAAGAAGGTGAAGCCATAACTGGTGGTGGTCAATCTGGTAATCTAGTTGCAGCTGGTGTAGATGCTGATAGTGATGCATTTACTAGAGATGACGTTGAAAAACTTTCTGGAGAGATTGTATATATAGAAAATAGAGCACCAGTAACAAGAGCAGCTAATCAAACAGAAGATATAAAGGTTGTAATTACACTTTAAGGATTAAAAATGGCGACAACACTTACAAATACTACATTTAATTCAAGTTTTAAAGATGATTTTGCAGATAGTGCAAATTTCCATAAAATACTTTTTAACTCAGGTAGAGCTGTTCAAGCAAGAGAATTAACACAACTTCAAACTATTTTACAAAATCAAATAACAAGGTTCGGTAATAATATATTTAAAGAAGGTGCGGTTGTTAAACCTGGTGGTGCAAGTATAAATCAAAAGTATGAATTTATTAAGTTAGATACTACAACTAATGCTTTACCTACAGATACTTCTACATTAATTGGTGTTACTTTTACTGGTAGTACGTCTGCTGTCAGTTTTAAAATTTTACAAGTAGTAGCCGCTAGTGGTTCAGATCCTGACACTCTATATGTTCAATATTTAAGTGCGCCAACTGGACTCTCCGGAACTACAGCAGTAAGAGTATCAGCTGGTGAAAACATAACAGGTGGCTCTGAAACTTTAACAGTACAAACTACAAACACGACTAATAATCCAGCTGTAGGTGTAGGTATTCTTATAACTCTTTTATCGGGCATTTATTATGCAAGAGGCCACTTTGTATTTACTCAAGACCAATCAAAAATAATATCAAAATATAGCGATTCTGTAAATGCAAATGTAGGCTTTAAAGTTGTAGAATCTGTAGTTACTGCAGTAGACGATACAAGCTTATTTGATAATCAAGGCGCAACACCAAACTTAACTGCACCTGGAGCTGACAGATATAAAATTGATCTTACTATCGCCGAAGAAAGTGAAATTAATTCTGATGAAAATTTTGTACACGTTGCAACTGTAAAAGAAGGCGTTGTATATAGTGCTGTAAGTCATAACGACTCATATAACATACCAAATAAGGTTGTAGCAAAAAGAATATTTGAAAATTCAGGTGATTATATAGTCAAACCTTTTAAAATGAAATTTAATCTTGATTCTGCTGACACGCATCTTAATTTAGAAGTTAGCTCTGGAACTGCGGTAGTAGAAGGATTTAGAGCTTCACGTGATTTTCCTACTACTTTAAGATTACAAAAAGCAACTGATACTATTACTATTGAAAATGATGCTACTAACACAGACTTTGGTAACTTTGTTCTTGTTGATAACAGCACGTTTGGCGATTCAGCAACAATTGGCTTACCAGATATACACACTTTTGAAAAATTAGACTTAAGAGATAGCGTCGACTATCTAGGTAGTACTATCGGTACTGCTCGAGTAAAAGCAATAAATGAAGATGGAAATAACTTAAGATTTCATCTTTTTGATATTAGATTAAATAGTGGTAATGCGTTTCGAAACGTAAAAAGTATAGGAACGAGTACATCCAGTTACTTTAGACCGACACTTGAAAATGGCAAAGCTGTTCTTAAAGAAACAGAAAAAAACAGATCACTTTTTCAATTACCAAGAGAAAGACCTCAATCAGTTACAGATATATCATTTGCAGTGCAACGAAGATTTCCAATTAGTTCAAACCCATCAGGACAGGCTTCACTTTCACTGTCTGCACCGGGTGAAAAATTTACAAACGCAGATGATTGGATAGTTGGCACAGACAGTGACATCTTTCTTGGTGCAAGTTTTTCAATTCCTTCAGCTGGAACTTCAGTAACCATATCTAATTTACCAGCAAGTACGCCGTTAGAGATACTTGCATATGTAAATAAAAGTCAAGCAACTATAAAAAATAAAGTTTTAACTACAAGAACAATAACTATCGGAATAGATTCAGATGGAAATGGTCAAAAGTTTGTACCATTAAAAAGAGCTGACATATTTGACGTGCAAGAAATTTTAAAAGGAGATGATAGTGGTGTAAGTTTTGCTAATAGGTTTACTTTAGACAATGGTCAAAGAGATAATCATTATGACTTAGGAAGATTATTATTAAATGCTGGTCAGTCGGCTCCACCTTCAACACCTGGTGTTTTTGTGAAATATAGACACTTTGAACACGGTGTTTCTGGAGATTTCTTTGCAGTAAATTCTTACACCGGTCAAGTGACTTATGATCAAATACCTAGGTATAGATTTTCTAATGGAAGAAGAATAAGATTATATGACTTTTTAGATTTTAGATCAACCATGGATTCTGGCGGTGAATTTGCTGATCAAAGTACAGGCGGCAGAGTTATTGAACTTCCTCAACCTACACAACTTATAACTGCAGATGTAGCATATTATGTTCCTAAAGCTGGTAAACTAGTAATAGATAAAGACGGAATAATAAGAGTTGAAATTGGTACCTCAGGATTTAATCCATCAACTCCTTTAAAGCCTAGTGGAACATTAGCACTATATGATTTTAGACTTAATGCAAATACTTTAAATGACTCAGATGTTGTAATTAAAAAAATTGATCATAAAAGATTTACTATGAAAGATATTGCTCAACTTGAAAAGAGAGTTGATAAACTTGAAGAATTTGCATCCCTTAATTCACTTGAACTCGATACAAAAAACTTTCAAGTTCTTGATTCTGCAGGTAACGACAGAACTAAAGCTGGTTTTTTTGTAGATAATTTTAACAGCTCATTATTTTCTGATACATCTACTATCAATTACAGAGCTGCACTTGATCCTATCGAAAATGTCGTAAGACCAGCATTTACTGAAGACAATATTAGACTGATATTTGACTCAGATACTTCTTTACCGTTAGGCACAGTAAGAAGAGGTGATAACATCTATATAGATTATGATGAAGCACCATATATCAATCAAGATCTAGCGACAAAATCGATTAAAATAAATCCATTTTCTGTAGTAATTTATGAAGGAGTGTTAACTTTATCACCTGCATCTGATGAGTGGAGAGCTGTAGAAATTAGAACAGAAAAAACTGTACCTGGTGGTATACGTTTAAATACTAAACAAGCATACAACTGGAATAACTGGTCATGGAATTGGGGTGGAATACCTTTAGAAAATTTACAAGTAGGTAGTACGACCGGACAAGTAAGTGGAGTAATAAACAAAGTAGTAAGCGATGAAACAGTTCTTGAGGTTATTGAAGATAGAGTTATCCAATCAGCATTAATTCCTTTTGCAAGACCAAGAAAAGTATTCTTTAAGGCAGAAGGTTTAAGGCCTACGACAAAAATGTTTGCATTCTTAGATGGAAACAATATAACCGCACTATCTCACAAAGAAAACTTTCAGTTTTATTCTGATTACGACTCAGATTTTGGTAATACTCTAGTAAATGCGACTACACACCCGAGTGGAAACGCAGAGCTAATAACAGATGCAACTGGTTCAGTTTCTGGATCATTCATAGTACCGTTTAATGATACAATAAAAATTAGAACCGGTGAAAGACAATTTAA